CCTGAAGGCAAGCCACTCCATATGAATTACGCTGGAGTAGGTTATACATGGGACGGCACAGGCTTTGCACCTCCTCAACCTTTTGCTTCATGGACTAAGAATCCAAGCACATATCTTTGGGAAGCTCCTACACCTATGCCTGTTGTAGAAGGCAAGATGTTTACATGGAATGAGGCAACAACTTCATGGGTTGAAGTAACTCAAGGAGCTTGATATGGCTCAGTATTCAGGGGTCTGGACTCTCGGACAAGTAAGCCAAGCTGTTAAAGCACAGAATTGGACTGGAATAGCACCACCTAATGTTGAGTACCTGATAGTTGCGGGTGGAGGTGGTGGTGGTTGGGGCGGTGCTGGTGCTGGTGCTGGTGGTGTCTTAGCTGGTCTTACATCAATTACCCAAGGCACACAATGTTGGATAACTGTTGGTGGTGGAGGAACAGGAGGGGTTACTGGGTCAAATGCTGGTGTTGTAGGAAATCCTTCAATCTTATTAGCAACTAGCTCTGGGGCTTCTACGGGTAATTTTGTTTGCTCTGGAGGAGGTGGAGGTGGTGGCGCTAGTAGTTCTGCATTAGCAACTTCTGGTGGTTCAGGTGGTGGTGGTGGAGCATACAGCGGTAACACTCCAAATGCATCAGGTATATCAGGACAAGGAAATGCTGGCGGTTTAGGAAGTTCCTCTTTAATTCAAACTGGAGGAGGCGGGGGCGCAGGCACGGTTGGTTTGCCTGCTGTTACTTCACGTTCTGGGAATGGAGGCGCTGGAATTGCATCTGCTATCAATGGAACTGTTACCACTTACGCAGGTGGTGGTGGTGGTGGTGGTTATGGAGGGGGTGGTGCTGGTACTGGTGGAGTAGGTGGCGGAGGAAATGGCGCTGTATCTGGCATTGGTTCCGCTGGAACTACAAATACTGGGGGCGGTGGTGGCGGTGGAGATTATCAATCTGGAAATAATGGTGGATTAGGTGGCTCTGGAATAGTCATCATACGTTACCCCACTATCTATAAACTAGCCACAAGCACAACAGGAACTCCTACACAGACAACTGCCAATGGGTACATCATTTACACATTTACTGCGTCAGGATCAATAACTTTTTAATTGGAATTGAATATGAATAGCTTGGAATGGTTAGCAGATAGAAGTAAAGAAGCAAATGAACTGTATAACGAAGTAATAGCAAACAACTGTTATTTTCTTACGCCAGAGATTTGCCAAGGCAGAGACTTTATCGACATTGGTGCGAATATGGGAATGTTCTCTATATTTGCATCAACCTTGGGTGCAGGTAAAGTTATAGCAGTCGAACCTGTCTCAACAACTGTTGAAATACTTAAAGACAATATTAAGCAAGCAAACCTTAATAACATATTTGTTGTTCAAGGTCTTGTTTCTTCGGTCAATGGAGAATCAAAAGAAATAGGGTTAGAAGACAAGTGTGGGCACAATAGTGTTTACAGTCCTAGTGATAAAACAGAAACAATTGGGACTGTTACCCTTAAAAGCCTACTCAATCTTGTTGATGGAAGAAATATATTTCTAAAGATCGATTGTGAAGGCAGTGAGTATGATGTTCTTTTAAATGCAGATCTTCGAGACATGGCTCGAATTGGGGCAATAGCAATTGAGATTCATGGTGAACTTCATCCTGTTTACAAAGGCTTTTGGCATATACATAAAGCGTTATACTCATTTGGATTTAGACCCATTCGTCAAAATCAATTAAAAGCATGGAATATTGACCAATTCGGCAATCCTTTTAACGTGAGGGATTTGCCAGTATCTGAAGAAATATGGATTAGAAATGAATAGTGTACTTTGCTCAATTGGTACTCGAGGTCGATACGACACAACCTTACCCTTAGCACTTGCTGCAATCATCAACCAAACAAAGATACCCGATAAGCTCATTATCTTTGATGACAACGATGAGCCTAGAGATGTCCGTGAGGAACTGATCTACAAGAATCTATTCCAGATGATGGAGATAAAGAACATTGAATGGGAATGGGTTTTTGCTCACAAGAAAGGCACTCATTGGAACCACCAAATGGCTAACATTATGGGGTACAAGTGGGTTTGGAGAATGGACGATGATTGCATTCCAGAACCCAATGTCCTTAGATCGTTGTTAAGCTATGCTATACGCAAAGATGCAGGGGCGGTGGGTGGATCAATTCTTACTCCTCCCAATATAAATCCATGTAAAGCAACTGGCAAAATAGATAACATTGCCAACGAACCCAATATCCAATGGGGATTGATTACTAAAGAACAACAAGTAGAACACCTTCATTGCTCCTTTGTATATCGAGCAGGAATCCATGATTACAACATAGGTTTATCAAGGGTAGCGCACCGTGAAGAGACTCTGTTCAGCTTTGGTTTACACCAGAGGGGATTAAAACTTTATGTTGTTCCTGATGCGATTACATGGCATTTAAAGAACCCAGAAGGTGGTATTAGAAGCGAAACCAATCAAGAGTTGTATTTGCATGACGAACAGATATTCCAAAATTTCATGCAGTATAAGGATCATACAATTGTTGTTCTCAATGGCGGTCTTGGAGATCATATTGTTTTTTCTAAAATACTGCCTGAGATTAAAAACCCAATAGTATTTAGTTGCTATCCAGAGATAGTGCCTGGGTACGCTATTGCCCATGCTTTAAGAGGGTTTGGCAGTATTGATCAATGGAATATTTATTTGAAAATGTCCCAATGGGAATGGAAAGGGTCTTTAGAAAATGCCTTTAGAAAGATGTACTTATGATTATTATTAGCCCTTATACGAAAGCACTCAAAAGTGAAAAGCCCAATCCAAAGGACTATCCTTATTGGGAAGAAGTCTTAAAAGGGATAGATGAGCCTGTTATTCAAATTGGTCTTACTGGTGAAAAGCAATTAACAGAAGACTTTAGAGAAAACCTTAGTTTTGATGAACTTAGGGAACTATTGAAAGAATGTCGTACTTGGATTGCTTGTGATTCTTTTTTTCAACATTTTGCATGGAGATTAGACAAGAAAGGAATAGTGATATTTTCCCGATCAGACCCTTTGATCTTTGGGCACAAGGAAAACATCAACTTATTAAAAGGCAGGGATTATCTTAGTCCCTATCAATTTATCATTTGGGAAGAACAAGAATATAACCCTGATGCTTTTGTAGAACCAAATGAAGTAATAAAAGCATTGGAAATGTTTAAGAACTAAATTAAAATCGGTATCTATATAACTTAGAGTTAACACCATGTCTGAGTACATTCCCCTTAGATCGCCATTTTCAAACATGTCGTTCGTCCCAGACGTTCCTAGCAACGCTTTGGCTCCAAATGAATACAACTCAGGTTTAAATGTAGAAACTGATGTCAGGGGAGTCAGGAAGGTTCTTGGTGAACAATTTATACTTTCTACAATACCAGGCCATGTAATCTTTATTGATGGCGGTTATCGCACTCAAGCTCAATGGGTATTCATTGTTGCGACCAGAGAAGGTAAGTGGTACATGATTACTTCTTCTGGCATATCTAACATTACGCCTGGCGTGGGAGCAAACCCTTCTGTAGCCCTTTCTGGGTATACAGATGACACGCAAATCACTTCGTCATGGGTGGGTCAGGTATTCATCATTAATGACCAATTAAGACCTCCTATGTACTTTGGGAACTATTACGCTTCTGGTGCTCCACAGACCGAAATAGCAATCTACGACTCTTCACCTGATAACTATGTTTGGAACTATGAAGGTGGTTTAAGCCCTGCGGTGACTGCTGTTACTGCGGGTTTTGTCAGAAACTACTGTTCTCCAAATGTAGGAAATATCCTGATTGCAGGAAATATAACCAAAACTTATTCTTCTGGGTTTACTTTTAATTACCCAACTACTGTTCGGTGGTATAGGGCTTTTGCTCTAACAACAGTACCCAATACATGGAATCCAACTTTAAACAACGTAGCAAATGAACAAGAATTACCTGTTAGGGGTCCTATCATTGATGGTTTTTTCCTTGGAGGTTCTTTCTACGTTTGCTCTTATTGGGATACCGTTGTTCTTTCACCTATTAATTATCAGAATTCCACAGCGCCTATTTTTGCAGTGCGCCTCTTTAACCAAGGGCGTGGACTGATTAATCAAAATTGTTGGACCAACACCGACTCTATGGTTTACGGGATTGATGCTAGAGACATTTGGCAGTTCGATGGGTCTAATTTCACAGGAATTGGTAATCAGGTTATTAAGAATTTTTTCTTTAGCAGCTTAAATCAAACCTATGTGGATCGTTTGTACATGGTAAACAATACCCAAAAGTATCAAATTGAGA